GCGGGGAGGGGAGTAGGCGATGAAACAGCGGCAAGAAGCACGGCCCGATGCGATGGGAGCCACGCTCTTTGGCATACCCATGGTCGTGGTTGACGACATGCCCGAGGCTGGAATCGTGATTGGTGCGCCCGTTGAGCGGGAAATTATCACACTGACAGACATGGGCGACGGGACGTTTGAGGCGCGGGCAAAGAAGGGCGAGACCGTCAAGCGATGACGTGGATAGCCATTCGCTCGGAAAAGCTGCACCGCATCATCTGCGAGATTGCGCCCGAGCTTGGCCTGCTGCGCATCGTCCACCGGGGCGAGCGCGACATCGTGGATTTGGCGGAGTACGGTATCAAGGTGGTGATGAGCGACGCCGAGCGCCGGGCAGAGGCCCCGCGAGACGCCGGGACGTGAGATAGGGCGGTAGACAACCCCATAGCCTGAGCGCCAAGAGCGCCGTTTGCGAGCCCCATGAGGGACGCGAACGGCGCTTTTTTCGTTTGGAGGCGCACATGGAAGCGGAAGACGAAAGCAAGGCCACGAGCATCGAGGAACAGGAGCCGGTGGCGGAAGCCGCGCCGGTCGTGGAGCCGGAGCCCGTGCCCGAGTCGGAGCCCGTATCGGAGCCCGCGCGGGTGACCAAGAGCACGGGCATGACGGCAAAGGTGTCGGGCGATGAGGGCGACGTGCTGATCGCCTTCGGCGGCGCGGTCAAGGCGCTGGGCGACGGCAAGATCGGCGGCTATCTGGTGCGCTTCTCAGGCCCGGACGCCCCCGACCTGGAGGGCGAGTTCTTTGCCCCAGACACCGACTATGGGGCGCACAGGGCGACGCCGGTCTACTACCAACACGGCCAAGACAAGAAGCTCAAGCGACGTGTGCTCGACGAGGACGCCGAGCTACGCACCGATGAGGTGGGCGTGTGGATCGAGGCGCAACTCGCCATGCGCGACAAGTACGAGCAGTGGATTTACAGCCAGGCAGAGAAGGGGCGCATGGGCTGGTCCAGTGGTACGGCGCCGCACCTTGTCGAGCGAGAGCCGGAGGGCGGGGCAACGCGCATTAAGCGGTGGCCATTGGGCCTGGACGCTTCCCTAACACCGACGCCTGCCGAGCCGCGGAATGCGGCGATCCCGCTGAAAAGCTGGACGCCAGAGGTTACGGAGTGGTCATTGGCCGAGAGCGAGCCGGCCGTCAAGGCGCTGATGCCAGAGGAGGGCGCGGAGCCCTCGGCGGGCGCGACGGAGCCGCTCAAGGCCACAACGATACGAGTGAGCGATAGAGAGGAGCCTGAAATGGCTGAGACGGAAGAGAAGACCACGCCGGAAGTCGACGTGGCAGCGGTGGCAACGGAAGCGGCGGAGAAGGCCGTCGCCGCGATGTGGGAACAGATGAAGGCGCACCCCGCCGTCGAGCGGCAGATCGAGCTGACGCCCGAGGGCAAGGATCGCCCGGAGACGAAGAGCTTTGGCGACTTTTGCGTCGCCGTGATGCGCGGGGACACCAAGCGCCTCTCGCAGGTGTACAAGAGCACCAAGGCGGAGCTGGCCGAGACCTCGGGCGAGACCGGCGGCTATCTCGTGCCGACCGAGCACTCGCGCGAGATCATGCGCGTGGCGACGGAAAACGCCTTTGTGCGCCCGCGGGCGCGCATCATCCCCATGACGTCGCGCGACTTTGACATGCCGGCGCTCGACTACTCGGGCACCGACGCGGGCGAGCCGCACTCCCTCGGCGGCGTGGTGATGAACTGGACCGAGGAGGGCGGGGGCAAGACGGAGACGGAGCCCACCTTCGACAACATCGCGCTCAAGTACCACGAGCTGTCGGGCTACACCGTGGCCTCGAACATGCTCCGCCAGGACGCGCCCGGCCTGGAGGCCCTTCTCACCCAGCTCTTTGGCACGGCCATCGGCTGGTTCGAGGACTGGGCCTTCCTCAACGGCTCCGGCTCCGGGCAGCCCCTCGGCGTGTTCAATGCCGGCTGTCTCCTGGCCGAGGTGGCCGCGTCCTCGACGTTCGTGCTTTCCGACGCCGCCGCGATGCTGGAGATGTTCATGTCCTCGACCCCGTCGGCGGGCGTGTGGGTGATGCATCCCAAGGTGCTGCACCTGCTCATCGCCATGGCGGACGGTAGCGGCGCTGCGAACAACCTCATCTGGCAGCCCAACGCGCGCGAGAGCGTGCCCGCGACCCTGTTCGGCAAGCCCATCATCTTCTCTGAAAAGATGCCGGTGCTCCCGCCAGGGACGTCCGCCGCGACCAAGGGCGGCGTGCTGTTGGCCGATTTCTCGTACTACCTGATCGGCGACCGGAAGCAGATCGCGATTGATTTCAGCGAGCACTACAAGTTCATCGAGAACAAGGGCACTTGGAGGGTCTGCGAGTACGTGGACGGGCAGCCGTGGATGAAGAGCTACCGCACGCTGGCGGACGGCTCGACTCAGGTGTCGCCGTTCGTGACGCTCAAGGGCGCGTAAGGGCTCGCGCGGCCTACTGACTGACTAGGCGCGCGGCCAAGCGCGCACAAGGAGATAAGGAACATGGCTGAGGCACTTTCCGAACGGCTGGCGCTGGTGGGCTACATCGCCACGAGTGCCGGATTCTCGGGCGCGTCAAAGCAGACCGCCACGGTGGACATGGACATCTTTCGGCGGGCGATGGTCATCCTCCAGGGCCACGTGGACACGACCATCGCGACCACGCACGGCGGCCTGGTGCTCAAGATTTTCGACTCGGGCGCGACGGGCACCACGCCCTCGACCGCCCTCATCACGTGCACCGGCCTCCAGCTGCCGACGACCACGCGCGGGTATCAGACCATCGCCGAGGTCCGAAGCGAACAGCTGGGCAAGGTGGTGACCGGCTCGACCTACGGGCGGTACTTCCGCGCCCGCGTGATCAACGGCACCCTCGATGCGATTGCCAACGTGATCGTGTTGGGCGGGGACTGCCGCTACAACCCGGCGTCGGACTATGACCTGTCGAGTGTGGCCGAGATCAAGACGTCGTAACGATAGTTTGGATGGGGGCGGGGTCTCGGCCTCCGCCCCCATCCCCCCGAGGGGGTGGGCATGACGTTCAAGAGCGTTCATCAAGCCGCGGACGATCAGTACGCGGACATCTATACCGGCGCAATCGTGGCGACGGGCACGCGCACCGGCGCGATTGCCCTCGACGGGCGCGCCCCCGTCCGGCTGCTCATCCCCTCCACCTGGGCGGGCACGGCGGCCATCGTCCACGTGGACGTCTCGGATGACGGCGCGACCTACTACCCGCTGTGGGCATCGGGCACGGCCTACACGGTGAGCGTGTCGGCGGGCAAGGCGAGCGTCGTGGACCCGACCACGTTCTACGGCGTCGGCCACATCCGCCTCGTGGGCACCACGGCACGGGGCACGGCGGCGGCGCAATCGACGGCGGTGACGGTCGGCGTCGTCGCGCGGCTGATCTAGGGGGTAGCGCATGGCACGATACGCGACCCTGGCCGAGGTCAAACTCTATCGCGGCATCGCCACGACGAAAACCAGCGGCGACGTGCTGCTGTCGGCGCTCATCACCCGCGCCGTGCAGGCCATCGACCGCTACTGCGACCGCGTGTTTGAGGCGCCCACGACGGCGGCGACGCACTACTTTGACGCCGTGCGCGACGTCTCCGACGACCGCAAGACGCTGTACCTCGACGACGACCTGTGCGCCATCACGACGGTGGTGAACGGCGACGGGGAGACGGTGGCGACGACGCACTACACCACCGAGCCGCGCCATCGCACGCCCTATCGCGCCATTCGCCTGACGGCGCGGGCAGACGCCGACTGGACCTACGACGATGCGCCGGAGGACGCCATACAGGTGAGCGGTCGGTGGGCCTATGCCACGACGGCGCCGGCGGACATCAAGCACGCGACGATTCGCCTCGCGGCCTACATGTACGCGCAAAAAGACGCCTCGACGTTTGACGTGACCGCGTTCCCCGATGCTGGCGTGATGACCGTGCCGCAGGGGATGCCGCGGGACGTGCGGGAGATTCTGGACGGGTACAAGAAGCTAGCCTAGGGAGGGGTGCATGACCGGGGAGGGACTGGAGTTGACGAGCGCGCCGCTGGGCGCACCGGAGGATGACGACTGGCGCGAGGCGGTGGTGCAGCGACGGCTGCTGCCCGAGCCGACGGGCCACAAGATCGTGACGCCGAACGATCCCGAGATCCGCGTGCTGATCGGCGTGCCGATGGAGCGCACCATCGGGCAACAGGCGTTCTTTGGCTTCGTGCAGATTTTCACGCAGGGCTGGCCGGTAGCCAAGTTGGAGTACACGCGCAACGACATCGCGCGCTGCAAGTTCGGCGAGTTTCTGGTCAACAGCAACTACACGCATCTCTTGATGCTCGACTCCGACCACGTTCACCACGAGTTCATCGTCCAGCGCCTCGCGCGCTGGTTTCGCGCCTACCCGGACGAGGTGCGCGTGTGCGGCGGCCTCAACTTTCGCCGCGGCGCGCCTTACGACCCGTGCGCGTTCGTGGACCCTGGCGACGGCGCCTTTCGCCGCATGGCGCAGTGGTCGCGCGGCGCCATCGAGGTCGATGCCCTCGGCTCCGGCTCGATGATGATTCACCGCTCCGTATTCGAGCAGTTGCCGCACGAGAACGGCAACCCGTGGTTCGGCTACGACTATGCCGATGTCGCCGGCTGGCCTGGCACGGATATGTGGTTCTCCCGCCGCTGCCGCGAGGCGGGAATCGCGCTGTGGTGCGACACGACCACGGTAAGCCCGCACGTGGGCGACAAGCTCATCGACGAAACGACCTATCGCGCGTGGTTACAGGAGCACGGCGTACCCGAGGCGCGTGACGGCACCGAGGCGCCAATGGAGGCGGCAGAGTGACGGTCCTCACCACCGTGGCGGCGCTGCAAACACTGCATCGGACGATAGCGGGCGTGGCAAGCGCGCCCACGGCGATGCCGTCCAACGCCGACCAGGCGCGGCTGCCCGTGGCCCTCGTGTGGCCGGGCGAAGCGACGTGGCAGTTGCAGGCCATCGACCTCAAGCGGCAGGAGCGCACCTACGTCGTGCGCTGCTATGTCCAGCCGGTGGCGCAGGGAATCGCCGGGCCGGACGAGGGGTATCAGGCGTGCGTGGCGCTCTTGGACGATTTCGGGCGCGCCTACCTGGGCGACCCGACCCTCGGCGGCGCGGTGGATCACATCACGGCGCTGCGCGACAGCGGCGTCTCGGGCGGCGGATTCGAGTTGCGTTGGGGCGAGGTCCCCTACTGGGGATTCGTGTATCGGGTAACCGTGGTCGAAAAGTCGGCCTAGAAGGGGGCAGCCATGCCAGCGAGTGTTTTGCGCGTTGTCTATCTCGGAGCGGAACAACTGAATACCTGGGGCGCATCGACCAAGGCGCCCACCGTCAAGCTCATGGGCCTCACCGATGCGTCACTGTCCATCGTGGACGAGGTAGATCAGCCGGAGTTGGTCGGCACGCTCGCGCCCGCGACCGTGGCGGCGCAGGCGGCGCAGCACGGTGAGGGGCACGTGGAACAGCGGGCATCGTATCAAGACATTTGCTACTGGCTCGACGGCATCTTTGGCCCGGCGACGGCGAGTGCGGCGGCGAACACCACCTACACCTACAACTATGAGGCGCCGCTGACCGCCTCGACCACGCCGCAGCACTACACCGTCCAGTTCGGCACCACCGACGCCGAGTACGAGATGGACGGCGGAATCGTCAACAACCTCATGCTCAACGTCGAGGCGGGGCAAATCTGGACCGTCGGCGCCGACCTGCTGGGCCACTCCATCGGCACCGCCGCGCTGGCGACGTGCGCCGACCGCGACGTGGACCTCATCAAGGCCAGTGACACGACCATCTACATGGACTCGTGGGCCTCGGCCACCATCGGCGCGACGGAGCTGGCCGCGACGCTTATCTCGGCGGAGTTGACCGTGAACCCCGGACGGCACCTCAAGACGTTCGTCGGCTCGGTGACGCCCGAGGCCTACGGCGAGAACCGCTGGGAAGGGCAGCTCGTGACGGTGCTCGAGTTCAACTCCTCGGCCAAGGCCATCGTGGACGCGCTGCTGGCGCCGGCATTGGTCCAGCGGCAAATCCGCATCCGGGCGACGCAGGGGGCGACCACGGCCTACCGCCTCGCGCAGATTGACTTTGCCGGCACCCTCG